TTATTGGTAGAAAATAGTAATTCTTTATTATCACGACGACGAACATCAGCAATAAAACCAGCAGGATTGGGAGACCATCCTAAATTCATACAATGTGCTTCAATTACATTTTTTCCGGGAAGTAAAGTAAAAGGAATACGTTGATCTGAATACCACCAATCACTTACAATTTGTTTTCCATTGACATAAATTTTTCCTTCATTATCAGCAATATAATAAAACCAAGCTTGAATTTCAGATCCAGTATTATTATGATAAATATATTTAAAATGAACAGGAACATTTGCTGGAGCACTTCGATTGGCATTAGGTTGATTCCATATCCAACGTGCTTTATCAGAAAATCGATAAAATGTCCATCTACTCCACCAGTTCCACCAACCCCACCAGGAATCTTGTTCAATATACCAAATGGCGCCCCACCAAGTACCCCAAGGACCCATCCCATATTTTCCTAATATATTTACTGGATTACTCATATCCGTATATATATATTAATTACATAAAATATTTAAGGAAAATAAATATTTCGAAATAAAAAAATAAATACATATTATAATTTATAAGTATATATACGCTATAATTTATTAGTATATAGTATAATTTACAAATGAATATTAAATATTTATATTAAATGTTTATATTAAATATTTATATTAAATATTTATATTAAATAATCATATATGAACAAACATTTGCTTATTCATCTTTTTCACATTATTATTTTCGGTCCATTATTAATTTATATCGGTTATAGCAAGCCAGATCAATTATATTTTTACTATATTCTAGGTATTTTAGGAATACTTCTCCTTGCCGATATTTTTTATCGAATCATTACTAATAAAATGTATGCTTGGTTATATGTTCATTTATTTTTATTTGTGCCATTATTTATTTATATTGCGTATCATCGAATATTAAATCAAAAAATACCTAATTATGCTTATAGTTTCCTTTTAGCTATTGGTATTGCCGCTTTTGGATATCATATTGTCCGTTTATTTTAATTTCCGTTTGTAATAAACATATGTCACAATAATCATTAATAAAAAGAAGAAAATAAAAGCGATTAAAAAAGATATTATCTTTCGTTTAAACGAATTTTTTTCCTGATAATTCTGCAGCATATTCAAATTTTGATCATATAATTTTTCTTTGGCTACAATTTCTTTTAACTGATTCGCTTGTATATCATATTTTTGTATTAATTCTTTATTTTTCTTTTTAATATCTTCAGTACTTAAATTTTCTAATTCTAACAATCCTTCTTGATTTTGAAAAGTTTCTTTTACATCTTTATTTACCATAGTTATATTACCGTTATTTGTTTCTACATCGCCAAAGCTATTTACAGGAACATTTAATCGTTCTCCCATATTCTTAGAAGAAACAAAATCATTTGTTGGAATGGTTAATCCTGAAACTAATGTTTTATAATAATTCATTTCTCTATTTATTACATCGATTTTTTTCTCATCTTCTTTTGTTCTTAAATCTTTTTCATTTACTGCTAAACTGGTAATACATAAATAATTTCCATTTAATGAATCATCATTAAAATAAAAAGGAACATGTTGCCATTTAGATTCATTTCTTGATAGATATTGATAATTATCTACATAATATAATTCTTTATTTAATATACCCCAAGCAAATCCTTCCTTTGAAATAGAAATAGACGTCCATCCTTTTCCATTTTCAGAATATTTTTCTATTTTTTGAATTTGATCATGTTTATTTTGAATCATGATAATTTTATAGATATATCCATCGGGATGAATTCCCCATAAATTTCCTTCAGGATCACCAGATACAGAAATACACCAGTCAGAATTTTCTAATAATTTCCAGTCTATGGAATCTGTTTGTAAATAATTTTTTTTATATAAGATGCGATTTTTCATCCATCCAGTTTTCCCTACAGCATAAAGAACACCGTTATTTAATATAGTAATACTTTTTACACAACAATTTTTATTAGGAGGCCAAATTGCGTTATTCCATTCTTTATCATTAATATTTTTCTTATAATAAATTATTCCATCTCTTTTATTTCCTGAAGCCCATAGTTCACCATTTTTACTTTCACTTAATGAAGTGACTTGTACACTTTGACTATCATCACTTAATGGGATCCATGCTGAATTGTCATTAAATCTATTTTCATATAATTTTCGCATGTATTTACCACCATTATTTTCAAAATTTTCATAAGGTGAAAAATTACTTGATAATGTGGAAATACCCTGAAAAAGCTCAAATTGTTTATTTAATAAATTTTTATATTGATCATATAATAATTGAATATCTTGTTCTATTAATATTTTATTATAAAAACTAAAATTTTGAACTGACCAATAAACAGCATTTGGACTATTCCAATTAAAATAAAAATGAGCGTTAGCGCTTGCTTTATGCAGTTTATCAGGATAATTCCATTGGACAACTACTTTTCTATTAAAATAAATCGTCACTTTTTCATTGACAATTGTTATTGATACTAATGTGGGTTTTTCAATTCCAATTCCTTCATTGGTATATGTATAAGGTGGATTTCCACGATTCATTAAATCATTGACATATAATAATTTAGTACTATTGGGAACAATCCAAAGTGCAGGAACTCGATCTCCAATATTACAACAACCTTGATCGGCAGATTCAGATACATGAAAAATATTTCTCCATGATTTTGAAATACGTTCAATTTTAAGTAAAAAGGAAATGCTCATGAAAGTATTATTGACTCCTGTAACAGACCATCTCCCTAAATTTATCTTAAATTTACTTGGCATAAACCATTTACCAATTGTATTGGGTATTTGATAATTGGCTATCAATGGTTTTAAATTGTTTTTATTATTGCTGTTATTATTATTTTCTGGTTGTGTATCTTTGCCAATCCATTCACGAATAAAAGTTCGTTTATAAGCTTTATAATTCGTGTCAATCGCATATAAAATAATACTTTTGTACTCATAAGAAACATCTGTTTTTGCCTGAGAATCACGAACACATTTTCCATATTGGTCTCCGTATTTATAATCAACACAAATAGGAATATCTTGAGGACAAATATAATTACTGGAAACAGTATCTCCATCTTGATCACAACAAGGAGTATTGGAATTAAAATTAGCTTTACATAATTTAGCGTATTTTCCATGAGGATTCCTCAAAGGTTGAGGTGTTTTCTTAACATATAATTGCACACTTGTGACCATTTTATCTGGACCTGGAATACCACCATTCCACATTTCAAAAGAACCTACCGCATAAAACCACCAAGAATTTGTAGACCCACTTAATACTGCTTGCTTACCATTAAAACGTAATCCACCCCAGTAATTTTGTGTATAAGGGACAGAAATAGGTTCATATTCACTTACTTCATTGGTGGTAAATGGATTGGAAGATTGTTTCCAAATTTGATCTTTTAATTTACTACCTGGCCATACTAATTTAAATGTGTATTTTCCATCAAATTTATATTTATCATTTAATAAAGTACCATTCATATAGTTCATTTCCCGAATATCATTTTCATTATACTGAAAATTTTTAGCTACATTTTTAGGAAAAAATTTGCCATTCACTGTTTGCTTTGCTAATAATATGTAATCAGGATCTTCATTTCCACTCATTTTCTTTTCATAAGCCTTTTTTTCAGCTACAAATTCTTTATGTTGCTGCATAAGTCGATCTAATTTTGATTGATTTTGTGATTCTTCCACCCCTACCATGTGTGTTTTATTATATCCTCCGCTGACTTGAACTAATTTACCTTGTTCTAATTCCCATTCTCCATCATTACATGGTTGTTTGCATTTATAAACTTGATTCAATTTATTAACTGCCCATACATAATCATTATTACTTGCAGAAAGAGAAGTAAAAGAACCGGGAACTTTCTGCCATTCAATATCTTTCTTACCACCTACAGGACGTTTAATGGGTATACTATCTTGTAATCCCCAAACTTCTTTAGAACCAGCACTTACTTTTTCTACATTTCCAGGAATATATTCCCAATTTCCATCACATGGTTCTTTACATCGATATACCTTTGGTATTTTTTTAGAAATATCGAAAGTATTAAAATAATAGACTTTACTATCTTTTGATATAAATTTTTTTTTATCTGTTTTAAAAACATTAATGAAGTTATCAAATGCATCTTGAATATCGATTTTAAATTCAGTAATAATAATTGGTTTATCAATAACATCAATTTGAAGTGTATTAATATTCCCAACATCAGTGGGAAGATTAAATGTAAAATATATAGTAGAATCACTAATCGGAGCCACACTTGAAACATCTAATGGCTGAATAACTTGACGAGTATTGTATAATAAAACTATACTCTTGATTTTATTCGCTATAGAAACACCAGTTTTATTATCGGAACCAACAGTCACCTGTAATCTTACTCTAATTTCAGAAGTAAAATCATTTGATCCCCAAATATAGCCATCTCCGGATGCGCTAATACTAGTTAATTGTCCTTTCATACTTGACCATTGACCACTGCCATTAGCATTTCTATGATAAATATTATATGCATCATTAATACCCCATACTTGATCTTTTCCACCGCTGACTTGTTGTAAACTTCCATTAACTAATTTCCAGTCTCCATCACATGGTTTTTTACAATTATAAATTTTATTTTCTTTATTAACACCCCAAACATAATCTTTATTTGAAGCGCTCACATTCATTAACGAACCATTTACTTTGGTCCATTTTGTATCATCATTTTTTTTCTTAAACACTTCATTTTTTTGATTTACACCCCAAATAAAAGTATTATCTTTTTCTTTAGTTTCCCCCTTATTTTTATATTTTTCTTTTTCCCTTGTCATTTCTTTTTCTGTTTCATTTTCTGTTTCTTTTTCTGTTTTTCTCTCTTGATTATTAAATTTTTCTAAATAAGGTGCATGATGTTGCTTATTTTTATTTATAGTAGAAGATGAATTATATACATTATTTGTCTTGGGATAATAAGCAGCCAAACCAAGTTCATTTTCCAATGGAAATTCTTGCTCACCAATATTACAATAAGAACTTATAAAATGATTATTTGGTGCACATAAATCAGAAGAATAAGATGGATCTTTATTTTTATTATTGTCCATTTATATATAATAAATATATAAATTCCTAAAATAAATCATGAAAAGAATAAAATTTTAATTTATAATTACCCTTCTTTTATTTATTAGAAGAATTACCTCCTCGCTTTCCACGCATTGCCCAAATAATTAAATTAATAATTAAGATAACCACTAAAATTGCCATTAGTGTATATAGAACTTTCGTTTTATAAGAATTGCGATCTTGAGCAATTTGAAGCATGCGGGAACGAGTTAGTAAAAGTTTTTCTTTGTTTTCAATTTCTTTTAGCTGATTATGGTAAATACCATCTTTTTCGATAAGAATAGTATTTTTATTTTGAACAAGTGTTGTTGAATTGGTATTTGTTTCCTGAATTTCTTCAGTCATTTCATTAGCATTTTGTTCACTATTTGTATTTAAATCCGTCACAACATCTGCCATCTTTATTGTATATATATAGAAAATATAAAATAAAAATATAAAAATATAATTAAATAAAATTAGATAACAAATAAAAAAATGATTTATTTTCTTATAAATATCTAATTGCAGACAATATATTTTACAAGTATTTTACAAGTATTTTAAATAACTATTCTGAGATTTTGTTTATTTACAAAATAAAATTCCTTTTATTAAACATAAATACAATATTTTAATCCATGGAAAAAATAGCAGCATCATCCACCAAGTTAAGTACTCCAAGTATAAATCACAAAGAAATAATTCTACGTGAATTAGAAAGACTAAAGATTTCGTATTTAGAAGATTCTTCTAAAAAATGGCAATTACGTGCTTTAAATAAAGCACTTTCAAGTATTAAAGACTATAAAAAAGAAATTAAAGATGGAGCACAGTTAAAAGAAGAAGTTTCCGGTATTGGAGATAAAATTGCACAACGTATTGATGAAATTTTAGAAACGGGTACGTTAAAAGAATTAGAAAATTATGAATCTAAAGAAAAAGCGTATCAGGAATTGATGTCCATTATTGGTGTGGGTCAATCCCGTGCCAAAGATTGGATCCAAAACCACGGAATTCTTACTATTGAACAATTAAAGGAACAAATCCAATCCGAAAAAATAAAGGTCACCAACCAGATTTCTTTAGGGTTAAAATACTATGAAGATATGAAACATCGCATACCTCGGGATGAAATCGATTTTATTCAAGAAATATTATCTAACGCAATTCCGAAGGTAAATAATAAATTACTTTTTCAAATTTGCGGTAGTTATCGTAGAAATCATGCTACATCTGGAGATATTGACGTATTAATTACGCATCCTAATTACGATGAAGAAGATCCAGAAAAAAAGAAGAATAATTATTTGACAAAAATTATCAAAGAATTAAAGGCACAAGGTCTTATTATTGATGATCTTACAAAAAACGGGAATAAAAAGTTCCTTGGATTTTGTAAAACGTCTAAGTATAATTTAGCACGTCGTATAGATCTTCTTTTTGTGGAACATAAATCGTATTATTCTTCTATTTTGTATTTTACAGGAAGTAAGCATTTTAATGTGTATTTGCGCCAAAAATTACTACAACAAGCAATGAGTCTAAATGAACATTGTTTGAAAGATTTAGAAAAAAATAAGATGATTTATCTGAAATATGAAGAAGAAATTTTCGAAATTGCAAATATTCCTTATTATACTCCCGAACAGCGTAATGCCGAACATTATGAATAATATAGTGCATTTTATATAATGCTAACGTTATATCCTATTTTTTATATTTATTTTATAAATTTTTTACATTTATTTTTATAATTTATCATATTATTTATTTTTATATTTTATCATATTATTTATTTTTTTAATTCTTCTCTAATTTCTTGGTTTAATTCTTCCACTTTTTGTAGAATTTCTTCGGAATCTCTTGGAATAATGTGTTGTTCAACCTCATCTTTAAAAGAAACTTGCGCTGTTTGATTTTCCAAATTTTCTAATATATCGGAAAATCCATCATTATTATTTTTTTTATTTTTTTTATTTTTTTGATCTGCTAGTGATTTTAATTTATCTGGGTCTACATCATTGAATTGTGTACGTGATTTAATATAGGCACTGTAAAATACATTTTCGGGAGTATTTACAATATCCCTGATGTCACTAATTTTACCGCTCATAAATAATACATTAGTCACTAAAGCCACTACTGTACTACTATCCATATATTGCTTTGAAATACCGAAGCAACTTAAGATTACATTAGCAATATAAAAATAAAATAAAAAAGTACCACAACGGTAATATAATTTATCAATATTCCAGATGGACATTATTTTATCTTCATCAATTTTAAGTAGTTCTTCTCCGACACTTTCATTATCGACTGGTTTATGACGGTTCACTTCTAAATAATGAATTAATTTATTTTCTCTTTTTAATTCAATTCCATATAAACATACAAAACCAATAAAATTAACTAAATTCATAATCATTCCAGTTTGAATAATTGGATCAGTATTTCCTAAATTATGTAATAAACTGCATAAATCATCTTCACATTTTTGAGGAACGAAAAATAATAAAAAGGATCCAATAATAACACGATAAAATTCTAGAAAAAAAATAGGAACAATCTTCATTTTTTGCTGAAAATCTTGATCATTTTGTTTTTCTTTTATGTAGTCATTCATTTTTTCTATACTACTTCTTTTTTCCATTATAAAATAATCTAAGAATTTAATTTTGAACGCATTAGAAAATTATAATTTAATTAAAATTAAATTTATTAAAATTAAATTTATTAAAATTAAATTTATTAAAATTAAATTCATTAAAAATAATTTGAAATGAATTAATTTGAAATTAAAAAATAAGTATTCCACTAATTAAAAAATATATATTATAGTATAGTAATAAATCATGTCTCGAATCGATGTACAACAATATGATTTAAGTGTCGGTAATAATTCACAAAATATGCTTCCCGTTCCCATTATTAAAAAACCTGCACCCAGTGTCCCTTCTCCTAATGATTACGGAAAAGCTCCCTATTCCATGGCATTAAAACCTTCTTCTCGTAAAGATGATGAGCTACAATATTGTAATTTTCTACAACCAGCTCCCCGCGATCAACGATTAAATGTTCCTTATCAAGGTCAAAAAAATTGTTCTACTTTTAAGCCTAAGCCATTTCAAAAAGATTCTTGTTATTTGATGGATTCGAAATCACAAGGGGTTATCGGAATCGTATGTAATCAAGCTGGTGGAAGTGACAATGCGAATTTTGAACGTGGAAATCAGTTTGGCGTAGATTACGATTATAATCAATTTGATAATATTAAAAAAAAAGAATATACAATTGAACAACCCGTTCAGATTCCCATGGAATTACAAATTCCAACAATTGTTAATGATAATTCAACTTTTTATCCTGAATATAATTATTATTTAATGAAAAATAGAAAATCAAAGACATATCCAAAGCCAGATAATTATACAACCACTGGGTTCCCTATTTATAAATATCCTTATAAAGTTTTGAACCCTCGAGAAAGTATTGATAATACAACTGAAGCTAATTATATAAATAAGCTTCAAGCAATGAATGTAGAAAATTTTAATAATACAACAAATAATGTAAATAATTTAAATGAAAATAGTAATTTTAATAATCAAATGGTACTCATTTTTGTCATTATTATAATCTTGCTCATGATTGGTTATATTTTATTTTACTAAGCGATAATAAACACTTTCACCAACTTCTGGACTTTTTCGAATAATTTTACAAATTTGATCAGGTTTCATTCCATAATATTGAACAATTGGATCACTTCTTAATATCTTAGGAAGTTTATTTTTAGTCGTGTTATATTTCTCTAGTATTTCTTCTTCTTCTTCTAAAGAAAGAAGACTGTGCTTAGGTACCATTTGATGATGTGTAATATTAAAGATCATGTTTTTATTCATAAAAATTTCCACATGTTTATATTCTTCCTTATTAAGCTCCTTAAATATGGAACCATTTCCTTTTTCTTTTAATAAAATAATAATCTTAATTTCATGATTATTATATTTTTCAATCAAAGACTCGACTAAATTTTTTAGATCACTTTTTGCCAAGCTTTTATTTTCATTATGAAAATGTATATATATAGGAGATTTATTTTCATCAGGAATAAAAATATCTAGATTTTTAGCATCAAATTGAGCAGAAAATTCTTCAAAATTAATCTTGTCTGAATCAGGAACTATATATTTACGGTCTTCGACCATTTCAATGACCGTTTTTCTAATTTTAAATAATGTATTCTTTTCTTCAAAGTCCATTTTGTTGTATATATATTCTATAGTTAGTTTTTAAAATGATTTTAGAATTCTTATTAATAATAATTATTAATCACTATTTTTAAAACTTGTTTCTACTTCTTAAAATCTACCTCTTTCAGAATCGAAAAAAGAAATCATTTTTTAAAATTTTGATAAAATATTTGTTTATTTTACAAAGATATTATGTATCATTGTATTAATTAAGAAGAAAAATATGAACCCTTCTCTTTCTTCTAACCAACTGCATGTGTATGGTGATTATTACATTGATTACAATAAATATCCTCGTAAAGATGAAAAATCCCGTATTATTGATATCATGTTAATAAATTATTTTATGTATGAAGAATATCTGAAAAAAATTTCCATTTGTTATAAGGAAGCTTATCAAAATTATAATGAATGTAAAGATTATTATTTTTTATTTGATTTTTCCATTGAATCTTTAAAACTTAAGAAAAATTATGAAGCTCGAGAAATTATAAATATTATGAAAGATATCAATTTTTTAATTAGTTCTTCTAATAATATAGAAATTCTTCAACAACAATTAAAAAGGAAAAACCGACTTGATGTTATTTTATATTTTTATTTGAAAAATAAAGATCATTACATGAATATTTTTGAATCCTTAGAAAAAGCTAAAATTGCTTATTTTCAAGGAAAAGAATATCAAGTGAAATTTGATATTAATCAAGATTTTTATAATTATAGACAATCACAAATTTATAGCGCTTTAGAATTAATAGAAATATATGTTTATACGCAATATTTGCTTAAAAGAAAAATTAAATTAGACTTACCAATTCCGAAATATTTAATTAATTAAGGATTAAAAAAAATATATTTATTAAATATAGATATGAACACTCCAACTTATCCTACATCTGGGTTACCAACTTACAATATCAAAAATAATCCGTCTATATTTAATTTTAAATTAAATACTATATCTAAAGTGAATCAGTTGCGTCAATATTTACTAGCTATTTCTTTCAATCAAACTTTTTTAATGACTGTTTTAGATTATCGCAATATGGGACGATCTTATTATAATCAAATTCCTAAAAAATATTGTGCAACTGTCAAATTAAATAAAGTAGAAGGCTTTGATAATAAACAAATTACTGTTTATTTACCTGAACCTGGAGGTTCCCTAGCTAATTCTATTAAATATACAACTTATAATAACAATACACGTGTTCCATTAATGAAACTTATGCAGCCACAAAGACTTCCTACTTTGTGGAGTCAAATCTTAGAAAGTGATCCTAATTATCCTGGATATAATTGGTATCAAGCCAAGCAAATTGGTACTTTTGCTAAAGATGCTCCCACGGCACTTACACCTAATGAACAAGTAATTTATTACTATATTAAGAATGCGGATTTCTTCACACGTGTATTAAAATTATTGCTATCCTCTTTTTATGATCATGCTGTAAGACGTTTCCAATGTTATACGCTTGTTTTTCCATCCGATTTCTATCCAGGAAATAAAGATCAAAGAACTTTCACTGTGACAGGTGATTTCTTACGATCTGTCTATAGCGATTATTTACGTGCTTCTCGTCTTCCAAGTCCTTTCAAATTACCAGCACCTGTCACTGTAAATCCTACCTATACTATTCCTACAACTAATTATTCTCAATTAAATATCAATAAAATTATGACAGCTGACTTACAAACAACAGGTGTGACAGGAGAAAAACTTACTGAATTAAATAAAGTAATTGAAGAACCGAGTGATACATTCCCGATCTAAATAACCTTAGAAATAAAATAAAAATCATGAATAAATATCATGTGTAAATATCATAGATAAAAATTATAAATATATTATGTGTAATAGATACAACAACTACAAATTAAAATATAGAATAATTTATATTTTAAGAAAAATAAATTTCCACAGTTTGTTCAATAGATACTCTACATATTGGACAACGAAAATTAGACCTATCTATTATCATCTGACTAATGCATGTACTACAACAACATAAATGATGGCATGGATTAAATAATATATTACGATCATTCTCCATGCATACAACACATGTTAAATTAGTCGTTTGATTTTCTGTTTCATTACTAATAGGATAAATATAAAAAAAATTACAGTCATCTTTATTAACAATATCACACAAATACGATTCTGATAAAAAATTTAAAGGAGGTCCTTCTTCTCTAGCAATAGGCAAAGAAGATTCTAATGAATTCATCTTTGGAGAAATTAAATGAAACTTAGAAAATCCAAAATCACGCTCAATTAATGGTCTTAAATTATCGTATAACTGTTTTATTGTAGTTTCTTCGTAGTTAATATTATATTTTTTACTTTTTGTTGTGTAAACTTGTTTAAAACGAGCATGTAACATAATTTGTTTTAATAATAATTGTGATTAAACGTACTTTTACATCTTATTTAAATTATAATCATTTTTTATTTTCATGAATATTCATTGATATTCATTAATATTCATTGATATTCATTAATATTCATTAATGTTCATTAATTTTCATTTATTTTTGATAAATATCAATTATTTTTTTGACCATTTCGTGTCGTTGAATATCATCTTCCTTTAGATGAACTAAAGATATACCATCTTGATATAAAATAGAATTAAAGTTGTCTGTTTCATGATTATGAATATTATCCTGATATGAATCATATTTATTATTTATTTTATTAATGAAATCTTGGAGTCCATTTCCTTCTTGGCAAGTTTGTTTCAAGTCACCATTTAGTATCATTTTAGAATTCTCCCCAATACGTGTAAGTAACATAAACATTTGTCCAGGTGTACTATTTTGCATTTCATCCGCAATAATAATCGAATTTTTAAAAGTTCGACCTTGTATGAATCCTAATGGACAAATTTCAATTATATTTTCACGAATATAAAAATCCAATTCAGATTGTGAAAAATATTCCAGAAAAACATCAAAAATAGGTATTGTCCATGGATGCATTTTTTTATTAATATTTCCTGGCAAATATCCTAAATCTTCTTCAATAGAAATAGTCGGACGTGTGATGATTATTTTTTGAGCGTTTTTATTTTTGAGCATATCTAAAGAAAAATCACATGCTAGACTAGTTTTTCCTGAACCTGCGGGCCCGTCACATACAATAAGATTAATAAATTTATCATATAATGCTTGTTTATATTTTACTTGTCCTTCAGATTTAGCATAATATTTTTTTTGAATTTTGGAATCCGTATGTTTATCCATTTTGGAAGTTAATTTTGAAAAAGAACGAACAAAGGGAGATACATTTCGTGGTACATGATAGGTAAAAGCAGATGTTAATAAACTTGACATAATAATCAATGAATAAAACATGATTAGTTCTAAAAAGGGTATTTATATATAAACTTTCTTTTTTAAGTACATTCCATTTGATAAAAATAATGATAAGAACATTAATAAATTAAGATTTAAAAAGATACTTGTATATTATATTATAAATAATTACAAATAATTGTAATTACATCCTTTGTGTAATAACAAAAATCTAATTATTACTATCAATATTCTATAAATATTCTATAAATATTCTATAAATATTACTATAAATATTACTATAAATATTCATTAAATATATAATAATTATATATTAAATATATTATACTACTAAAATTTAATTTCCGAATAATTTATTATCCTTGTTATAGTATGGATGAAACATGAAACCAAATAAAAATCAAAGTAAACAGATGCTTATTGATATGATTGATAATTTTTTTAAAAAATCATCTTTTACATTACGTGAGTTATGTTTTATACAACTCAAATTATTACAAAAATTATCTTATTTTGAATCTGCCAAGCATGAATATCATTCATTATATCAAATTTGTCAATGTTATTTATTTTTTATCGAAAATGATAAAAGATATTTGAATCATTTAATATACGCACGAAGTCATTATGGTACTATTTCATATGAAAATCATGTTATACGTTTTCGTTTAATTTTACAGGAATTTGATGATGAGTTTAATAAATTAGTGATTCGTATTCGTCCAAATAAAAACGATAATAATATTCAAATTGATTGGAATACATATAATGAATGTTTTCCT